TTAAACTGTTTATCGTTTAACTCTATCATTACAGTAATGTCGCTCAGATCAAGATAGTCACCATTTGATTTTCCGTGAGCAGCAATCGTGACAACAGCGGGATCAGCTTGAGTGATTCCTGTAATGGTAAGTGGAACATCAAGTGACAAACCTGAATCAACAAAGAAGCAATCTCTAACGTCAGCGAAATATCTTGTATGCAATCTCTCAGCAAATCTTTTTGTAACGCCGCCAATTGTTCTTTTTACTATTACATAAACAGCATCTTCAGTTCCTTCTCTTATAGAGCAGATAGATTCAAACAGTCCATCGGTTTCATGCCAGTGCCAGCCCCAAACGTCTTGATCAGGAATGTAAGTCATGCCTAACAATTTCCCGCTAGTCATCACGCACCAAACAATGTTTTCTGGTTTTCTTGCAAATGCCATTTCCTTTATTTGGTCAGACTCAAACAAATGTGAAGCAAGCAATGTTCTATCAACAGCAACATATTTATCACGCTCAAGTGAATAATCTATTTCATTTAAAATGTCATTACCATCTTCTGCGAATAAAATATAATCACCGGCTAAAACAGGAGGAACATCTGAAGCGCCAATACTGCTTTGATTTTTAACCAGGATATTTGATGGTGTAATTGCCTGATCACCACCTCCGCTTAATTTCCATACCCCGCCAGAAGTAAAGGCAAGTAAATCTGTTACTGGCAACAAGTGACGTATCTCATTAACTTGTCTTGCTGCTATTGTAAACTCATAAGCATCATCATCTTTAACCGGAAACGATGTATTCATGTTGTTATGGTTTCCAGTTTGAGTACCGAAAACCGTTTGTCTTTTATTGTTAGTTCTACCAAAAACCCTTCTTTGTTCATCGTAGGCAACGCATCCAGGTTTGTCATCAGCACCAGAGAAAGGGTCTTGTTCTTCTTGCGGTGTATCACTGAAGTCTGGAAGGATGTTGTCATCAACAAAAGACAGCCCTTCAGCAGTTCCTATATATCCATAAAATCCGTTGTCTTCTTTAAACACATCGTACTTTGACGCACCGGCAGCGGCAACCCATGAAATAACATTGTGAGCCGTATCAGTTAACGGGAAAGGAAGCGGTGATGATGTAATTGTTAAAGGTAGTGACGCTTCTTTTGTATCATCATCTATAGCAACAACTTTATACTTATAATATTTTGCTTGCGTGTATATCGTGCCACCACTTGAATATGCTGTATAAGCAGAAGAATCAACACCAACCATTTGATATGTTTTAATGCTAACTTTATTTGCTTTAAAGTTTTTCCCGTTTACTTCTGTCATACCAACAACATCAGAAATGCAATAAGTGTCACCGTCAGATAAAACATTGTCTGTGCCTTCTGACACAACGCCAGGGTTAGCTTGAGTTATACCTGTAATTGAATAACTTGATACGTCTTCAGTAGAGCCAACAATGCCTCCTGTTGGCGCTGCTGCTGTTGGGCCAAACACAACATCATCAATAGACCACACATCATGATCTGTACGTGACAATTCACGCGGATCAAAATCAGGATGCGTTATTGTCATAACGTCAGCAGACTGAGTAAATTTCAAAAGAGCTAAATCTGATTCTTCATAAGTTGTAACCAACTCATAAATATCAGGTGGCGATCCTGAATCAATAACGTAAGCACCATCCTTAGGAATTAATCTGGCAACAACATCATGATCACCTGTATCACCAACATACCCAAACCCTGCACGATTGTTTATGCCTCCATGCTTATGCGAGTGAGCGTTCCTTGCTGTCTTTAGAGCAACGTGATATTTAGCCAGGTCAGTTCGACCATGTAACGATGATGATACTTCACCGCCTGAGAATGATTGCTGTGATTTTTTTATTGGCATTATTCGTATTCCTTTATCCAGGGCGCGTCACGTTCATCATCTTCTTGACCTTCGTTAGCATCAAGAACTTGAGCTTGTGCAAGCGCAGTAGCTAATCCGGTTCTGACTTTATCCATAATGTTTTTGTCATTGCCTGATAATGGGCCAGATATACCCATTGCAATTTGCCATGATAAAGCGATAGCAAATGCTGATGAAAACAATTCGGTATTAGTGACGTTTGCAGTAAAAATTAAAACCGCATCTTCAATGTCAGTGTTAACTACTTTTTGAGTAACTGCTGAATTCAATCCTATTTTAAAAGGAAAAGGCTTTTCATTGCGAATAGCTGTTTGAATTTTTCGAGCTTTAATGCAGTTCGACGGGTACGCGTATTGATACACCCAGTCACCATCCGGCGTACCAAGATCAGCCAGCGCAACCTTTACCCTTGCAAAATTCCAGTCAAGCGCTTCCAGTGTTGATTTTACAGCTTCATCGTAAACCACTCTGCAATGATTAGCTTCAGCAGAATTTTCACCAGGGTCTTGAATGAATCCACTTGATCCAACATTGACCAGCGCCATATTTAAAATACTTACTTTACTAGCCATTGTTGCTCACCTTATTCTTTGTTATATAAAACGTCTTCAGCAGGCTTTCCATCAGGCATACCAATAGCCTTTATCAACAAACCTGCCGACCTGTCTTCACCACCTTCATCTGTTGCGCGTTCTGAAACTGATTTAACCCGAACCTTTACGGTCATTTCAAATTCATCACCAACTTTTAGTTTTGGATTGCCGAGCTTTTCAAGTTCTTCGTCTTGAAGATCAATTTGCAATCCCCATGAATAATCATCCTGCTCAGTGTCGCAGCATAGCGCTGATTCAGAATCAGATTTTTCAGCCTTTGTTCTTTTTAAATCAACTAATGACATTTTATTATCCTCTACAAAAAAGGGCGCAACAATGTCACGCCCTTTTTTAACTTCATTTCAAATGGTCGCCTATTAAGATTCAGCGTCAGCCAGAGCATCTTCAGCTTCAGATAACGCGATAGTGGCATCATCAACAGCTTCATTTGCAACGTTAGCTTCATCCTGTGCAACTTCTTTATCTGCTTTCTTGGTCGCGCCAGATAACTTATCATCAGCACTAGAAGCAGCAGCTTCAGCAGTTTTCAAACCTTCACGCGCCGTTTCTACAGCGCTAGATAGCGATTCAAGTTTGTCGTTTCTTGATTTGTTTGGGTCAATGTTTTCATCGACCTTTACAGCTTCCATCCATGACGGCAGTTCTTCTTTACTGGCATCAAATTTCTTTTTATCTTCCGGTGTGTAGTTGAACGTCATCCCTTGCTTGCGGACACGTTCACCGTAGTAACCTTTTCTGATTGCTTTAACTAACATTGTTACTTCCTCTTGTATTATAGGAATTGAAAAATAACTTCAAAAAAGATAGCGGCTTTTACACCGCTATCAATTTATCAGTGATTACATACCTGCCTGTTTGTCAGAAACAATGCCAGCAGTAATAGTACCAACAGCCATAGTACCAACAACAGTATATGTGAACCGAAGGTAACGCTCGTTAAGCTCAATTGGCAAACTACCAAGTGCAAAGTTATAACCTGCAACAAGATCAGCCAGCGCAATTGCCGGTGTTGAATACAACTCAGTTGCTGAACCAAACGCTACATCGTCATCAGTGTAAACACTAACAGCAATTGATGTGCCGGTTGTAAAATCGGCATCAGTTACTTGAGCAAACAGATTCAACGGTTCACCTGGGCCTTGATCACCCTGATTTTCGCCTTGCAAGTCGAGTATGTTTGTCGATACAACAGTTGCCGTAACAGCCTGATGATCTGACAATAAAAGTTCTTTATCTAAAATCATTTTCTTATCCTCATGGATTTTTTAAATTTGTAACCAAAGGTGGCAGGGCTTTACCCTACCACCAAGATGACCAAATTACTATTATGTAACCTGTGCTTCAGTTTCCAGAAGACCGTCACATGCGCGTACAGGATGACCGAGGAACTTAGTAACGGGCTTGCCTTCCATTGTTTCAATAGAAAGATTCACGTTAGCTTTTTCCATAGCCATAATATCAAGCCATGTTTTCACAGTCTTGGATACATAGAACACACTGTTGCGAGTCGTACCAGTTGGACGTTGATTAACAGCCATGATCATCAAACGAATCAATGCAGCACTGTTATCTGTACCAGCGCCAAATGTCGCAAGATCAGAAACGTCAATATTGGCAACACGAACAGTAAAGCGCCAATCACGAAGAACAAAGCCGCTATCCCATTTGTAGTGTGTGCGATAACCCTGATACTTGCCACCGGCAGCATCTTCAAGGGTTACTTCACCAAGATCATTTGAATGCAGACCTGCTTTCTGACCTTTAGGGAAAGTCATATGAGCAGTATCATCACCCCAGGTAACAAGCCAGATAGAAGAATTATCAGCACCAGAACCGCCAGCATCAATGATGTTGTAGCCTGTTTCTAATGGATTCGTACTTTTCACGCTGTAACGAGGCGCAAGCCCCATGAACTTTTCTGGATCAGTTTTAGTTGAACCGTAGAACAGAGTTTCAACCATTTCCTGATTCATTGCTTCCAAGAAAGCCTTGTCTTCAGAAAGACGGAAAGCAGATGTATTACCGTTCAAATCTGCCAGCGATTTATCGACTTCAGCATATGCTTCAAGCATACCGCATTCATCATTAACCTGGCGAACCTTGCCCTTGCTGGTAGGAACACCATAGTTCAGCAAGCGCCAAGCAACAGACGGAAGACCATCACGTACAGTAGTACGATGACCAGTTGCCGTATTACCTTCGACAACCATTGCGTCATCCATTATTGGGTTTGATTGAGCAAGAATCTCAATGATCTTTGCAACCTTACCATCTGGATCAAGACGTTTTGCCCAATCCGCGTAAGTTAAAGCTATTGAACCAATTGTAGCCATTTTATTATCCTCAAAAAATTAAAATTAAAATTCCAGAACCTGTCTGTTAAGACTTGCCCTGATCAGGGTAAAGCACATCTGCTGCTGATTTTACATCACCTTTTTCAGGATTAACACTGTCTGAATCAAGTGAATCTTCAGAGATAGATTTGCCTATCCGATTAAACATCTTAATTAATTCAGGATTATTACCCATGCCCGAACTATCCAAGATAGCCTTCAGTTCTGGACTACCGAACTTATTAGTTACTTTTACAGCTAAACCTATGTTCTTGTCAAGGTCATCACCACCAAAATCTTTATCAGCTTTTAGTTCTGAAACCCAGTCTTCATTCTGTTTTTGGTGAGCATCAATCATTGACTGGGTAAATGCTTCAGTGCTGGCTTCAGCGCGTTTTGATTGAAAATCAACCAGCTTCTGAGCTTGATCCTGAGTTAGGTCAAGGTCTTTAGCTACTTCATGGAATTCACCAAGATCAGCTTCATTGATTTCAACGCCTTCTGGCATAGTGAAATCTTCATACGATTCGGGCGCACCTTCGCCTTTATCATCTTCATCTTTGATTTCATTTCCGTCTTTGTCGAACTTCCCGTCTTCAGATGGTTTGCCTTCAGCGTCAAATCGCTCAACTACTGGTTCATCTGCTAGTTCTTTGCCATTCTTATCAAATGTTCCATCTTCAGAAGGTTTGCCATCAGCATCAAATTTCTCAACTACTACTTCTTCAGTAGTGGTAGTTTCAGTTGTTTGTTCTGTTGAAGCACTTTCTTCAGTAGTGGTTGTAGTATCACCATCATCAGTTAGTAAACTTTCGCCAGCCATTTTTATATCCTCTTTCAGTTGTTAAAATATTACTTATTTTCTTCAATCATACGCATGTATTTATCTGGCGCATGTTTCATAATGTCCTTCAGTATTTGAAGACCAATATTCCGTTCACCTTCAGCGAAGTTTGTCTGACTCAAGTTAGTGCTAAAACTTGTTTCATGAATATGACAACGCTCAAGATATTTGTTTGCAATTCTTCGACCACGCGGGTTCTTCATAAACCATTCAATATCTTCAGCAAATGTTTCAGCAGCAGATTTTGATTTTTCCTTAATGGCTTCTACTTCTGATTCGTTTGAAGCGTCAGGCGTTTGTTTTTTATCACTCATAAGCTATCAACTATCGTCTGACCAATCAATCGACCAACAATGCGCCACCCTTCTGCTGATGGGTGAATGTCATTGTTATAATCTGGATGATTTACATTCCAGCGACCTATAATACGCGGGTCTGCTGCTGACGTTTCGCCGCCTATTGCGTTAAACGCATTAGAAACGATAAGCCTGCCAGCGCCAAAAGTAGCATCAGCCCATGCTTTCAATGAATTAATACCAGCATTTACTTCTGCGGTTCTGCTGATTCGTGTTGCATCGTAATAAACAGCATCACCTCTATGAGTGATAATGGTGGAAATAGATACTTTCTCGATTCCGGTGCTTGATGCAAGTAAAGATGTCAGTATTGCTTTGTACTTTGTTTCAAAAACAGCAATATCATACCCACTAGATTTTCTTACATCATTAATCCCGCCACCAGGCATGATGACTATAGACGGTCTATGAGCAATGACAGCCGCTACCTGATCACCAATCTCTGCCGCCGCTGTTCCTGTACCAT